ATGGAACAGACCGCTGGCGCAAAAATCGCTCGTATTCTTGGCGCTGAACCGGCAGAAAAACCATGACTCCAGAATTCATCAATCAATGGATATTTCCAGCCACATTCTCCCTGCTGCCCCCTGAATACGATACCCCTGCTGCCCGTAGGCTCATGATAGCCATAGGACTTCAGGAAAGCCGATTTAAGGCCCGTAGACAAATGGGGCAGGGGCCGGCAAGGTCATTCTGGCAGTTTGAACGGATCGGCGTAGAGGGGCTTCTGGTGAAGGTCGATAAAACCAAGACCGCGTCCAGACTTGCCGACATTGCGACCTTTCTCGGTTGCCGGCCTGTTGTTGATGACATACACGCTGCCATTGAACATAACGACATACTGGGTGCAGTCTGTGCAAGGCTGTTGCTGTTCACGCACCGCGACCCGATACCGACAGAGCAAGAAGCCGCCTGGCAGTATTACCTGAAGCTATGGCGTCCGGGCAAACCAAAAGCAGATACCTGGCCCGAACACTGGCAGGCCGCTTTGGAGATTTATCCGTGACCGCCATCCATTACGACCTGATCGACAAGGGCAAGAAGGGCCGGCTTCTGTCGCCTCTGCTGTTCGCCACGCCGATCAAAGGCTATGACGTAACCCTGCCACAGCCGCCCTGCCAGCTATACGAGGATGGCAGTATGCTACTTGGGCATGGTTTTGAATGGGATTTTGGCTCAGGCCCAGCGGTAGACACCCCCGCAATGGTTCTGGCGTCTGCCGTTCACGATGCTCTGTGCCTGATGACTGATAAAGGCTTGCTGCCGTGGTCTGTCCGCGCTCAGTCTGATCAATTCTTTCGAGAAAGGCTGAAAGAGAACGGGGTGGGGTTTGCGAGGCGCTGGTGGTGCTATATGGGCGTCAGAGGCTATTCCAAGTTCGTGGCATACCACAGGAGGGCGAAACCGTGAAGATTGCTTTAGTCGCGTCTGTGATCGTTCTGGCAGGCTGTCAGGGCATGAGCATGGAGAGCATAGGGATCGACGAAACAGACAATGGGGTTCTTTGTGCTAACGTGGAGATCAGGCCGGTGTGGACAAAATCCACGGCTGTGTATTCCAGGATTGAGCTGCCGAAGGGGCAATCCGTTACCCCAGATCAGTTGGCACAACTTGTAGCCGCTTGTAATCGCTAGGGGTTTTGGCTGCTACGGCTCAGAAAAGCGATTATCGCCGCCTCGATGACTGCTGTACGGTCTGCGTAAGCTACCCCCACTAGGGTATCGATCCCATCAAGGGTAGGCTGTGGCAAGCGTATCCGCACGTTCTGGCGCGGATTCGTTGATTTCGGTCTGCCGGGTTTACGTTTTGTCATGTTGCCTCAGTATCGGACATATTGGAGGGAAAGGCGCTGACCTTCGCCATAACGGTCTTCATTGGATTCGATCCATGCCAAAGCTGCGCGCTCGGTCATTGAGTCAGTCATTGTGTGATACAACTTACCCTTGATCACGTTTTATCTCCTGCTTTCGTTGTGCAATGGCAAGTTTTGCTTGCAGCAGTTCGTTTTTTCCTTCTTGGTGGCATTCAAAACAGATAAAGCCGTTGGAGTGTAAATGTTTCATTTTGTTTTGGGTTTGATTTGACTCCCGCTTACACTGTTTGCAAACTACAGTTATTCTTATCATACCCGCGAGATAGTATGCTTTTGATTTCCGTTGTTTCGGGACTGCGGATAGCGGTAATTCCCCTATTTTTCTCATTTTGCTTTCTCCTGTTGATGACACTCCTCGTCATGTGCGCACTGACTACCGTCTATTCCGATATTAGTACACCAGTGCAGATCAGCAGAGCACGGTTCGAACTTTTCATCACATACTGGCGACAGACAAATGTTTTTTAGTTCACACACGCATTTTCTTTCATGCTTTTTCATTCTTCGCCTCCTGAGCAACACTGGCTGATTCGACAAACCTACGGATGGTGCGCACATGCTTTATGAGTTCGTCGGCAAGGTCGGGGTAGGGAGTGCTGCAAGCATCATCTTCAAGCGCACACGCGGCCTTTTCGATTGACTCCCATATATACTCTAAAACCTCTCGCCGTCCCTTTGCCTCTGCAAGTTCAGCGTTTTTTCGTGCAATCACTCCGACCAGCCGCACGTTTTCTTCGCGCTGTCTGAATATCTCATGCGAGAGACCTGCCAGTTCCGGGGCTGACGCCTCGCCTAGCTGGAAGCCTGCAAACATCAGCCTGCAGCGCATATCGTGATAACTGCCGTCGGGGTACGTATAGCCAACAGGCTCGCCGGATAATTCCATTGCGGCTTCAAATCGTTGTTTTTGAGTCACGCCTTATCCCCCACCTCTTCATCGTTGCGCCAAGTTGCGCGCCCAAAAGACACCCGGCTTGCATCAGCCTCTTTTCATCGCCTTGCATCTTTGCGCCCTCAAAGTCCCACGCAGCCGAGTGCAGTAGTTGATCTGGACTGGTGCCGTCCCCCAGTCTTTGAAATTGCCAATGTTTTCGTTGTGGTCATACCCCTCCATGTACTCATCCCACTCCTGTGTTCCCTTTTCTAGCAACACTTGCTGAAATCCTATCAGCATGTGCGGGATCATTGCCCTGCCGTAGTACGAATCAGCAGCGCCTCTGTCATAGGCTGTTTTGTTTCCTATTGGTGGTTCGCAGTTCTTGGTTAGCATTTTCTCTTCTCTTGGGGCCAGCGGTTGCTGGCATGGAGTAAATGTAATGCAGGCATATCTGTGATACAACAACTATTTTCAGTAATGCAGAAAATAATTCAGGTAGTCGCTTTGTGGGCAGTGACACAAGACCGTGTATAATGCAACCACAGCCCTTGAGGGGCCGCATTTTGACCAGGGGTCAGTATGTCAAAGCAAGGCAAGTTCCCGCTTATTAAAACGGCACAGGTTGCTGATCTGATACCGTATGCACGCAACAGCCGCACCCACTCTGATGAACAAATTACCCAGATAGCGGCATCCATCAAAGAGTTTGGCTTCCTGAACCCAGTTATCGTTGACGGCGAGAATGGCATCATTGCCGGTCATGGGCGCGTCATGGCGGCAAAGAAGCTGGGCATGACAGAGCTGCCTTGTGTTGAAGCATCACATCTTACTGATACCCAGCGCAGGGCTTACATCATTGCAGACAACAAGCTGGCGCTGAATGCTGGCTGGGATGATGAGATGTTGCGGGTGGAGTTTGATGAGCTTGGGGCTATGGGCTTTGATTTGGATTTGACGGGTTTCACACATCAGGAAATGTTTGAAATAATTACAGACAAAGAATTTGCACCAGGCACTGAGGACGATCAAGGCAAGCTAGACCATTTAGACCCAAAAATGGTCACTTGCCCAAATTGTGGAGAGGAGTTTGATTCTCGTGTCTAAAGTAGACTTGAGGATAGATTGGGCAACACATGAAGCCGCAAAGTATGCCTGTGAAAATTGGCATTATTCAGAATGTCTGCCTGTTGGCAAATTGGCAAAAGTTGGCGCATGGGAAAATGGCAAGTTTATAGGCGTAGTAATTTTTGGTCGTGGTGCAAATAACAACATGCTCAAGCCATTCGGGCTGGTACAAGACCAAGGGTGTGAGTTGGCGAGGATTGCACTTACGAAACATTTAACCCCTGTCAGCAAAATACTTTCATTGGCCATCAAGTTTTTGGTAAAGCAGTCGCCGGATCTAAAACTAATCGTGTCATATAGTGATGCAGACCAGAACCATCATGGCGGAATATATCAAGCTACCAATTGGATTTATGACGGTTTGAAAAATGCAGGCACAATCGGCGCATTTATTATTCACGGGAAAAAAACACATCGAAAGTCGGTGCATTCGAGAGGTATAAAGCAAACGATTGATGCTGTAAAAAAACATTTAGACCCAAATGCGACCATATTCAAAACAAAAGGCAAACACCGCTATCTAATGCCGCTCGATGCAGAAATGAAAGAAAAAGTGTTACCGTTAGCAAAGCCATACCCTAAGCGTACAAAAGAGCAGGCATCAAAGTTCCACTTTGATCTGGGCGGTGCGACTCCGACCTGTACGCTCCAATCACTACAGGATGCCACATAATGCCTGGCTCCCCTGAACACATCCCAGACGACAAGACCCGCGCTGAGGTCTCCGCACTGTGCGCCTATGGTGTGCCGCAGGAGGAGATCAGCATTTACATCGGCATAGATGCCAAGACTCTCCGCAAACACTACCGCAGCGAGCTAGACAGCGCAAAGGTCAAAGCTAATGCGAAAGTGCGCCGGTTCCTGTTTGAGGCAGCAACAGGCGATGCCATGAGCAAGGGCGCAACATACGCGGACTGCCTGCGCGGCTCGATGTTCTGGGCTAAAACGCAGATGGGTTTCCGGGATGGCGATTCCCCGTTGGATAGGACGGATGTTGACCGAGTTGTAGAAATAGTCAGAGCATCAAGGCCAGAAGATGCGATTGGCCCTAACTGAACCTCAAGAGCAGTTTGTATTTCATGAGGAATTATTCCCGGCGATGGTTGCTGGCTTGGGTTCGGGCAAAACGCAGGCCGGCATTGTGCGCCTGTTGCTCAAAATGCTTGCCGCTCCAGGCATAGACACGGCGTATTACATGCCCACCTACGATCTGTTGAGGCGCAGGGCAATATCCGGCACTGAAGAAATCTTGTCTGCGCTAGGGCTGAAATTCAAAACAAATCGAAGCGACTATGTGGTGAACGTGGAAGGCTATGGCGACATGATTTTCCGCAGTTACGACAAGCCAGAAAGGATCGTGGCGTATGAGGTCGCGGATTCAATCGTTGACGAATTGGACACCCTGCCCAAAGACAAGGCCGCAGTGGTCTGGCGTAAAGTCTCAGAGCGTAATCGTCAGCAGTGTGGCAGGCCAAACACAATCGGGAATGTGACTACTCCAGACCAGGGCTATTCTGGTTTTACCTATGCGCGATGGGTTAAAAATCCCTCAAAGGGCTACGCACTGATAAAAGCATCTACCTCATCCAATCCATATTTGCCGGAAGGCTACATTCAACAAATCAGGGATAACTATGACCCAATCCTTGCGGATATGTATCTGAACGGTGAATTCGTCAGCCTGTCTCAAAACAAGGTCTACCATTTCTTTAATCGCAAAACGCACCACACGGACAGGGAATTGCTGGCATCGGATAGGATTTGCAATATCGGGCTGGATTTTAACGTTGGCGGCACTTGCGCAACGGTATGGGTTTTGAGCAATGGCATCCCTGAAGCTGTAGATGAATTTGTCAGCCATGACACGCAGGACTTTATAATCAGGGCTGAAAAATACCGGGCAGACGGCAGGAAAGTTATCGTGTATCCAGACGCTAGTGGTCAGGGCAGATCCACAAACGCTAGCCAGACCGACGTTCAGATGATTCAGCGAGCCGGGTACACTGTTGACGCCCCTAGTGCTAATCCGGCAATTAGGGACAGGGTCAATTCCATCAACGCCCTTTTGGCTCACGGCAGGCTTCGCGTTAACACAAACAAATGCCCACTACTGACTGACGCGATGGAGTCTCAGGGATACGACAGCAAGGGCGATCCGGAAAAGTCTGGCGCTCATCCGTCAATTGATGACTGGAACGACTGCGCAGGATATTACATTCACCGAAAATTCCCGATTATTCGGCCCGTTTCGCTTGCGCGGATGGTTGGCGTATAATCGCAGCAGAGGTTTAAAAATGGCTCAAAAAGGCGTCCGCACCGAAAACCCCGAATACTCCGCAGCAGCAGGATTGTGGCAGCGTTGCGATGATTGTGTTGAGGGTGAACATCGAATACATTCTCGCGGCATGACTTACCTGCCGAAGCTCACCGAAGAAGAACCTATAGACTATAACGCCCGGCTCAAACGCACACCGTTTTTCAATGCTTTCTGGCGCACGGTGTCAGGCTTGAAAGGAACCATGTTTCGCAAGTCGCCTATTCTGATCGCTCCGATTTCCGTTGCTGAATCACTGCAAGACGCCGACATGGCAGGCACTCCACTTGATGCGATGGCTCAAGAATTAGCACAGGAAGTCCTGACCAGTGGCAGGGTGGGCCTGCTTGTGGATTATCCTCAGATTGACCTATCCAGCGACATGACCCAAGCCGACTTTGACCGGATGGGACTGAGACCGTTTCTGGCTATTTACAAAGCTGATTCGATTTTGAACTGGAAGTCGGCTCGGATAGGAAACAAGCTCACAACGACGATGGTGGTTTTGCGTGAAGCTGCATCGTTGCCGGGTAGTGACGAATTCGCGCAGGATTCCGAAACCAGATACAGAGTATTGGATTTGACCCCGGAAGGGTACAGGGTCAGGGTGTTCCGCATAAACGAGCGCGACGAGGACGAGCTGGTATCTGAATCGTTCCCGCTGATGTCAGGCCAGCCGATGACTGAAATCCCGTTTGTGATATTCGGTCATGATTCACTGTTGTGGCCGGTGTCATCCCCGCCATTGCTAGATCTGGCTGAACTGAATCTGCATCACTATCAAGTCAGCGCAGACTATGAGCACGGTTGCCATTTTTCGGGCCTGCCAACGCCGTTTATTGCTGGGCTTCTGCTAGAAGATGGCCAAAGAATCAGGATCGGCAGCAAGACTGCGATTGTCTGCCCTGATCCGCAAGCGACAGCAAGCTATATGGAGGTGACTGGTGATTTCGCTGCCTTGCGTACCAATCTGGATTCTAAAAAGGCTGAGATGGCAGTGCTTGGTGCCAGAATGCTTGAGTCGCAAAAAGCCAGTGTTGAAGCTGCTGACACGCTGAAGCAAAGGCAAGCTGGAGAGCAATCACAGCTCGCGGCGATGGCTGATGTTTTGAGCATGGGCATCACGCGGGCGCTTGGCTGGTTCGCTGCCTGGATGCGAGCAAGTGGCGATGTGAAATACCAAATCAACAAAGACTTCATGCCGGTGGGCATGACTGCGCAAGAACTGACTGCGATGGTGAGTGCGTGGCAGGCTGGGGCAATGTCAGATCAGACGCTTTACAGCAACCTACAGGCAGGCGAAATCGCAGATGCCAACGTAACTTTTGAAGAAGAGCAAGAACGGATTGCAGCATCAGGGCCGAGGTTGATCGGTGGCAATTAACCGCATTTTCGACGATGCCGTCGATTTGCAATTGGATCTGTTTCGCACCGCTGCAAGTGTGGAATCGGAGGTGCTTGACATACTCCGAACTCTCGAACGTGAGCTGCTGGGTAAGCTGGCAGGGAATACAATCACTGAATGGTCACGCACTCGCACAAATCAGCAGCTACGCGAAACACGGACGCTGATCCAAGACTATTACGCACGGGCTGCTGATGTATCCACTGAAGCGATGGCGGGTATTGCCAACGTGACAGCTACCGCAACTGCTGCAACTCTGGTGGTCAGTGAGTCGCAGATCACGCGTTTATCTGATGACTTCCTGCGCACGCTGGCTGGAGATTCAATCATCCAAGGCGCTGTCCAGTCAGACTGGTGGAGCCGTCAATCTGCGGACACTGTTTTTCGTTTTAATGGCGCGGTGAGACAAGGGATTGCCGCTGGGGAAACAAATCAGCAGATCATCCGGCGGGTTATTCAATTCATGGATGTATCCAGAGCAAACGCTGCTGCACTGGTGCAGACCAGCACGGCGACTGTTGCAAATGACGCTCGCATGGCGATGTTTGAGGCAAACGCAGACATCATCAAACGGTACCGCGCAGTTGCTACGCTTGACACGAATACCTGCACGCGATGTGCGCCGCTGGATGGGCTTGAATGGGAAAAAGACGGGACTCCGATAGGCCATAATTTTCCAATGCCGCGCTACCCTTTGCACTTTAATTGCCGATGCCTGCTCATTCCCCAAGTATTTGATTCTCCGCCCAGTGGGCAACGAGCCAGCGCAGACGGGCCGATTGCAGCAAGAACCACATTCACTGAATGGCTTGAGCGCCAGCCAGCAGAAAAAGTGGAAGACGTATTAGGCAAAGGCCGAGCCGACTTGTTCCGGTCGGGAAAGATCACCCTGGCACAGCTCACGAATGGGGCTGGCAGGCCGCTGACGTTAGACCAGCTACGCACCAAATACGGTGCATAAACGTGGCAGAGCCACACAACCGCCCGGAGGGCATGTTATGTTTACAGCAGAGCAGCAAGCAGAAATCGACCGCTTGATCGACGAGGCCACTTCTGGCCTGAAAGCCAAAAACGACCAGTTGCTGGCAGAGAAGAAAAAACTCCAAAAAGACCATGCGATTGACCCGGTAGAGGTTGAGCGGTTAGAATCCGCACTAGATACCGCGAAGGCCGAGCTTTCGCGGATGACAAAAGAACACAAGGCTGCGATTAAGTCTGCTGAAGTTGCCACAAAGGCACTCGAAGCAGAACAGACCGCAGTACAGAAGCTGGTTGTTGATAACGGATTGACTGATGCACTGACAAAGGCTGGCGTCACAAATCCGACTCATTTGAAAGCCGCGAAGGCGCTTTTGGGCAACGACATAAAGCTGGAAATTGAAGGCGACCAACGGGTTGCCAAGCTGGGTTCTAAGCCATTGCTTGACGCGATCAAGGAATGGGCTGCTGGTGACGAAGGTAAACACTTTGTTGCGGCACAAGCAAACTCTGGTGGTGGAGCTGCCGGAGGTGGTGGGAAAGGCGGGGCCGCACCCACGATGACGCGAGCGCAATTTGATGCGCTTGATCCTGTGGCTAAAT